CTTCAAATTCACCGTTATCAATAATGTTTTGTACGTTCTTAAGTTCCTTTTTTAAATTTTGTTGTCTACAGAAATTTAATGCGGTGTCTTTTACATATTCAATTTGTTGTTCATTATCTTTAATCGCCTCCAAAGTATCCGTGTGTATTTTAGAAGTTTGACTACCAGACCCTTCAGCCATTATTTTCTGTGCCAAAGTATTGTAATCGGGAATTTTGTTGTACGATTTGTACAATTCTTTCATATTCTCCATGATAAACTTAAATGAATTGTTATCAAAAAATTTGCTTTCAATAACATCAATTATAGTCTCACCATATTTTTTATCTTCAATAATCGCCTTTATAAGGGATTGTTGAAATGTAAATCCTAAGTAACCAAAATTCCTTTCTTCCATAAATTATTTATATATATTTTTTCTAAAATTTGTAAGTCAAATCGTGTTCTAAATAAACCGTTTCTAACTCGTCAGAAGATAAAATGTCAGTTAAGTCTGACAAAATTGTCTTCAGTCTTGGACGAATATCAACAGTATACCTTGCCTTTGGATGGTAGGTGTACGCTGGAAATATTCTTGAAATAAATACATCGTCACCTAGTTTAATTTCCAACAAAAAATGTTCTTTTTCTTGGTCTGCCTTGTCTTCCACATTCTCTGAATTGAGGATATAGTTGAGATTTTCACATAGAAAATTGGAACTTTTTATTTTCAAATCTTCTTGAAATTGTTCACAAATATTTTTTACATAATAGTGAAGGTCTATAGAACTTCTTGATTGTTTATAATGGTCTCTAACATTGAAGAATCTTTGACATACAATGTGTCCCTCTAATGACAACAAAAATTCAAATTTTGTCATGTTGTCTTGATTTTGGTAATCTCTACTCATTTGGTTTAATTTTAATAGTTCTTGTTTTTATTTTATTTTTTTCTTTCCTTGTTAATCTTAAAAATGGATTTAAAAAATTTATCCACGCGTCGTCCGATTTTGGTAAGATGTTAAAAATTCCATCTTCGGTCATCATTTTCATTGCATTTTTGTATGACCTACCTTCTTGATCTAAATTCTCACTAATTAGGAGGTTAATAACTTCCTTAGCGTCATCCGTTAAATACGGTTCATCCAAACTTACGATACGATTGTTCACGTCAAAAAATTCTTCACCTAATACACCGTGTTTTGTAACACCTGTAAGTAAATTGGCAATTAATTTGTTGTGTTTATCTTGTTCAAAAAGGAGTTCACCCCTTTCTTTAACTTGTTGAATTGAAATTTGCTCGGTTTTAAGTTCGGGAAAAATAGATAAAAATCTTTTAAGTCCCATTCCTTTGATTCCCGCAATATTGTCTGATGAATCACCACACATCATCTTAACCAATTTAACATTTTCAATTAAGATTTCTTCGTGGTCGTAAACTATCGTATCATTTTGTTTGTATAACTTTCCGTGAGATGGATTGTAAATTTGTGTATTTTCTGAAACAAGTTGAGTTAAATCTCCGTCAGATGAATAGACAATGATATTTTCATTTGATGAGTTTTGAGTATAGTAAGCGATACAATCATCGGTCTCACAATACTCAAATTCACCTTGTCTCACATATAATTCCTCAAGATATTGTTTGATTCTATCTCTTTGGTATTGATATGAATTTAATTCTTCTTCTGAACGTAATCTTGAACGTCTATTTTCTTTGTAGTGAACATAAATCTTCCTACGATTTTGAGAACCGTCCAAACCATCCCAAAAAACAACAATCTTGTCAAGTTGGTACTGCTCAAACGCTCTACGAAGAGTATTAAGGAAATGATAAATCCCTCCAATATGGGTGCCTTTATGAAATGCATTTTTGACACCATAAAAACCAATCGTAAGTAAATTGTCTCCATCAACTAATAAAACGGACATTAATAAAATTTATAGATCACTCTCTTCTGTTACAACTTCTACGTCTGTGATGTCTGTAACATTAACACCTAACATCTTACTGATGTAATCACCACACTCTTTTTTGTACTCTTCAAGAGATTTCTTTTCTTCACCTTCCTCTCGTCCAGCCATAAATCCGTGTGATGTAACTAAGATACGTCCATCCTCATATCCTAAACCATTGATGTGGTTTTTCATAATTGAGATTTTTGTTCTTGTTGCAATTTTAACTTTTCTCTTATCTTTAGTGATTGAGATTTTAGTTGTCCCCGCACCTTTTTGATTACCAAATAAGAATACAATACTTGAATTTAACCAAATTGCTTCTCCACCTTTTGCTTTAATCTTCGGTTGTCCGAAAGGATTATCAGGTAATTCTACCCAAGGTTGATTAACAATGATTAGAGTGTTCGTGTAGGACTTATCTGTTCTTCTTGAACCCGAAATACGTTGGTTAATACCCATTCCAATTTTGTCAGCTAACACTGATGCATTGTGTTGTTTACCGCCTTTACCATCGTAAGTCATTTTACATGGAACCGAACCAACTGAATCCCATAAGATTAATAAATCGTGAGGTAATTCTCCTTTTTCTTGTGCATCTAATAGTTCATTTATATATTCTGTAATTTGTTCAATATACTCAAAATCACTATTAAAAAGGTAATCTCCATCTTTATTAAAACCCATTAATTCAGCGTGGTCCCAACTCCATTTTTGTTCTGTAATAATAAAAACAGGAACAATACCTTTCTTCTGTGCATCTACTGCCGACTTTACAAGTGCGGTAGTTTTACCCGTATCACTATGTCCTAACAACATATTGATGTGTCCCATTGCGGGACCAGGAATTCCTGTTGCATCTAAGAAAGCGTCTCCTAAATCAAAGAAACGGTCTGGTTTGTATTCGGCCTCTTTTGAGAATTTCTTCTTGATTGCCGAAAAATCTGTTTTTTTAATGCCTGCCATAATTTGTTTTTAAAAATGGGGTTTCTGACGTTATCTCCACCCCTCCGTTAATTTGTTTACTAAAATGGAAGATCTCCATCAACATCATCTTCTTCTTGTGGGTCAACCACAGGAGTAGTTGATTTTGACGCTGTACCACCGATTGTTTCTTCAGTTGTCAAATTAGAAACCCACTTTTTAGAATCATTATCCCAACGTGGAACTTCACCTCTTGCAACCATTTCTAAATAATCTTCACCCTTTTTAGAATATACATCACCCCATGTTAACTCATCTTCTAACCAAGTTTTTGCAACGTCAGCGTCAGAATGTAATGGACTTGGGTCATCGTTTAAGACTGAGTTGATTACTGTGTACTCTTTTCCTGTACCTGCCTTTGTTAAGGTTAAAGATAAAATTAAGTCACGACCTGTTTCCGCGTTGGTAACATCACCTTTATTACGGAAGATTGGGAATATTTTGTCAATAACACCATCACCTTTATGGTTGTGTTTAAATCTCCAAAATTTAACTCCGTCAGATTCGTGGTCTCTATCTATAACTTTAACGATATAGAACTTACGTGAACGATATGTACGAGCGGTTTCTCTATCAGACTCAACTCCCGTTGCCATTAAAGCATCGTGAACTTCATTTAATGGAGAACGTTTACCTTCTTGTGAAGGGTCGTATAATTTTGTCCATTTACCATCCACTTGAACTTCGTGGAATTTCACCTCAACAAACGGAGATGAACCATCTTTTGTTGGAAGAATACGAATACGTCTTTCTTCTCCTTTAGAACCTTTTGGAAGTAATGTTGTAAAATACTTCTTCATTCTATCCTCTTGGGATACTTTGTTGTTGTTGCCACCTGTGGCGTTTTTGTTTTTCTCGTACTGTGCAAGTACTGCATCAAATGTACTCATAGAATTAAAATTTAAATTAAAAAATCATTTATAGTAATAATATACATAAAAAAACCCAGACTTGGAAATCTGGGTTAAAGTATTTTTAAAAATTTTTATTTATTATTCTAATGTTAAAAGATACGATAATTTATTAAGTTCAGCTAACATTTCGTCACGAATATTTAATAAATCTGTATCAGTACTATCTATGTCCATTCCTACAAACGCCTTTCTAACAGTAACAATTAAACCTTTCATATCTAACTCAGATAAGTTATTCAATTGTAAAGTTTTATTTTCATCTTCCAAAACAAATCTACCATATTTTCCCATTGCAGATTCAACAAAAGTATCTATTAAATCTCCTAAAGTATCATAGAAACCACCAAATGCTTGATGTCTTGAGTAACCCTTGGTTTGCCAATGATTAATTTTCATTTGTACTTGTAAACCTAATAAAAAATTAATATTAGTACTTAAATTCATCTTCTTGTGCGTTCGGGTTAAATGATGTCTTTACTTCGTCTTGAGAATAGTTTTGAACATCGTCTTTGGTTAATACATATTCGTTTTTGCCGGTTGCTTGCATTTCACCTTGTTTCTGTGCAAAGAACTCTTGTGGTTTTTGATTAAATGGATAAGAGTCTAATGAACGCATTTCCAATTTTTCTTGTGGAGTTTCTGGTTTCATCATTTCAACCTTACTTCCTAACTCATCAATTTTAGACATAACAACATCCATTTGAGCTAACTTTTGTTCTAAATCGGTTAGCTTAGTAAATACATCATCCATTTTACCGATAACCATACTATTGTCTTGTTTGTTATTGTCTAAATCATTTTTAATATTTTTAGTCATATTAACTAAATCTGTAATATCAATTTCTTCAGTTGAATCCATAGACATATCGTCCATAGCCGGTGGAACATCCAATGGTGCGTCAACTGGTGGAACATCTGTAGGTACAGCTTCAGGAGCTGGTGGTACGTCTGTAGGTACCGCCTCAGGTGCTGGTGGAACTTCTTGTTCCATAATCATTTTAGAACCATACTTATTGATGGCTTTGTAACGATTCAATTCTTCTAATAATTTTTTCTCTAACATAATTTAATCTTGTAATAATTGTCTACCGTCGTTTGTAACGTACTTTTTATTTATTCTTTCAACGATTCCGTCTTTTTCTCTGATTGTATAACATTCTCCTGTCATTAAATCACATTCTTCTCTTTCCATACCGTCATTTGACACATTTTTAACTTGTTTAGGACTTAAAAATTGGTCTACGGTGTTGTTTAATCTTGTATTATTCATAAAATCTCTTTTATAAGTATAAATATCCCAAATTTGATTAATATCACGATTCTCTATCTCCCATCCAAAAATATACAACTCCTCCGTCTTTTTCAATACCTAATTTCTTCATTAAACCTTTGGATAATGCAATTCCATACTCAGCAACATCAGGTCCAATATCAACAGGACCTTGTATTGTTCTTAGTTCAAAAACATCTAATTGAAATTTTGAATTAACGGTTATTGGTCCTTTACTATTAACAGGATTATAAAAAATTGAATTTGTTTTTAACAATCTATCTGCACTATACTTTTTAGTATTAAAGTTAGTCATAAAAAATAAACCGTTTTCTTTTTGTGTTGTTGTTAAATCTCCCCACGTAAATGACTTAGGATTAATTATTTGATTAAAGTTGTCAGTTAATTCATCAATAAGACTAAATCTCTTTTTAAGGTCAACAGGGAATGATGGTCCTCCAATAGTAACTGCTGTTGCTCTCAACCATTTACCTGTAGTATGTTTTACTTTTTGTATGTAACGACTACCTTCAAATCCATTAAATGGTACACCAAACTTAGTAAATGCAGCTTCTTGTAAAACTGTTTCATTTGGAACTATAATTGGACCTTTGTCGTAAGTGAAACTTCCATCACTTGTTGTCACCACTTCACTTGTTTTAGTTACCCTATCAACACCATTAACTCTTGTTTCTGCTTTCTGTGTTAATCTATCAAACAAAGCCTTAAAACTTGACATAAATGAATCCTTAGGGTCAGGTAATGATGTATACGGCATTCTTGAACCTTTGAAAGTCGTGTTAATTGTATTATTTTTTATTGAATGTGAAACTTCAGTAATCCAATAAGTTCCTTTAAACATCGGGATATTTTTAAGGTAAAAGAACATCGTAGGTTGAATCATGACATTACCCATACATGTTACTTCACATTCATATGATGCTTGTCTATAGTACTCATACAAACCAATGTCAACATTATATGCTGAAGAACCTGATTCAGTTCTACCTAAATTTTCTAACACAACAAAAGATTCACTTGTATTTTTTAATGTTGCTTGGTCTAATTGAACTCCTTTGAAGATACTTTGATTTTGATCACCGAAACTTACTTCAAACGCAACCGCTTTATTTGATTTAGCTAAATCACCAATTTTAAACACTTTTGGTAAAGTATATAAAACAGGATTATTATTTACATTTCCGATATTAAAACTATCGTCCGAAAACTTATATTTGTTTTTATCCGGCATGTCTGGCCTTTTTGAAAGTGAAGACACGTATTGAATAATGATTTTAGGTGACGACTCTTGGTAATCAACATCTAAGAATGTTCCGAATATATTTTCGGCGACTTTTTTAGAAGGTGTTATTTTTGAGTTATTAGAAAAATTGGTACCGTAAAAATTAACATATGCTGGAAGTGCTTTCATATCAAAACCAGTTCCTTGAATTAAGATTGATATTGCACTATATAAATTTTGTTTTAAATTTTTTTCGTCACCTAAATCTTTCAATCTGGTTATGTTAAAATAATATTGGTCACCAATATCTTTATTTGACTTATCTAAAAATAAAAACTCCTCCATTAGATTTCTTTGTCCGATGGAATTACCTGCTGACCATTTATCATTGAAGGATTTGAAAAAGTTATATAGTTCAGTCTTCATTGGTCTATTATTATATCCATCAGTTATTGATAATCTATTAATGGTATTGTCACTTATCAATGTTGATAATTGTGGTAATAGTCTTTCTAAGAAAATATTAAGTCTGTTTTCTGAACCTCCAACTCCTGAATTTAAATCAGAACCTTTTATAAAAATATTATTTTTAATATATGTTTGAAATGATGTTTTAGTATTAGTTCCGCCAGCTTTTCTATATCCCGCATAAATTAAAATTAACGGTCTAAATGTCAATATATTCTCTTCTGTTAATTTGATATTATTAACACTAAAGAAATCGGTATAATATGTTGTTGTTGTCCCACTAATAGGTTCCTCACCAACATATAATTTAATTAAATTTCTTGTGTCATTATTTAAATCAGATGAGTTGTAAGAATCAGTTGTAAACTTATTAACATCATTAATATCAGCAAAACCGTGGAAAATATAAGGGTCAATTTCCTTCGGATTACCAATTGTTATTTTAATTAAATTACTATTAGACAAAATATCATTTGATACACTTTTTATTTTTTCAACTTGTCTTGTTTTTAAATCTTTAATCATCTGATTAATGTCCGTACTATCATCAGTCTTTTTCTCAACAGTAACCAACTCTTTTAATAAACTTTGGAATGTGTAATATTTCACATCGCTATATGTTTGTATTGGTGCGTTTACTTCATCTACTTCACTTGCAAATCTTAAAAACTCATTTTCAAATTCCTCTAATATTGACGGACTAAATGTTGCAATTAAATCCATTGCCTTTTTATAGTTTGTACTAATTCCAAATGTGGCATCTTCTGATTCAAAATAGTCTGTTGGTAATGGGAATGTAAATCTGGTGGATGTTGTTCCGCTAAAATCAGAATTTATAAAATCATCTTCCCAAATTACTCTATTATATATTTGTGTTCCTCTAATAAATGTATCTTGACCAATTTGAACTCCATCTTTATTCTTTTTATCAATATATTGATTTCCTCCGTCACAGGGTAATAATGTATATTGTTTTACGTTACCAATAAATTTAGAATTATCAACATATTGTGTCCAATAACTTAAATTTTTATCACTTCCAGTTGTTCTTTTACGTAATTTAATTGCACCTGCGGTCACATTATTATTAAATTGAGTCATGTTTCCTGAAATATATTCAAAATGACCATATCCATTAACCACTTGATGAAAAATATTGTCATAAAATGGGTGTATACCGATATCTTTATTTAAAGTAAATGTTATAGTTTCACCACTAACATTAACCGGTGGAACACTATCAACTCCCTTGTCAAAAAAAGTACGTCCTGATATATTTTCAACGGTTGTACCGGTTAAACAACCTTCCCTAATTACTGTTGCATTAATACCAAATTCATAACCTAAAATATCTATTGGGTTATTTAAACCGTCTTTTTCAGTTAAATATTTTTTATATCTATGATAAATTGATCCCCATTTTAACATCATATGATATGGTATATAATGTGATGAGGATACTTCTCTGAATATTGATGAGACCAATATAGTTGAACCAAAAAAACCTGTTTCAAGTTTATCGTCCAAATCCGCAAAGGGTAACGAATTCAATAAAAGATAAGCAGATCCCGCATATTTTCCGTAGTTACTTTTTTTAGATTTATTATCACCATATAAATCATAACCAGTTTCAAATTCACCAAATAATTGTTTATGGAAATAAGGTGTGTTAAGAATATGAACCGAAGTGTAGTTGTCTACTTTGAATGGTTTAGCAAAAATGTTTGTTTTATAGAAATTTGATTTAACCCAAAACTTGGGGTCAATTTTACTAGAAATTAATCCATTTTTTGTGTTGACATTTAATGTATTATTTAATTGTAAATCACTAATCGTAAATCCAGCGGTTGTTCCATTTGTACTGTTTAAATAATCTGAATACAAATCTGAACTAAAGGGATAAATGTCTTTCCTATATAATTCAGGTCTATAATTTAATAAATTTTCAGATAACGATTCGTAATTTTTATCATTATTTAAACTGTTTGATTTTTCACTATACTGTTCAATTTTAAATGAATTGGTATAAAAATCTTTTAGATACCATGTTGTTGGTATATTATCTTCGTAATAAGAATACTTCTCAAATGGTGCAATCTTATATATTAAATCTTTTAATGACGTAAGTGATGTACTATAAGTCTTTAATAAACTTATAATACTTTCATCGTACTCAACCGCATTTTTAATATTTGAAAATTCAATGTCCGCCAATTCTTTTAATGTATTATTATCAAAAGAATCAACAAGAGTAGAGGTATATGCTCTTTCCCAAATCTCATATATAATATTTGAATGTGTCTTGTCTGAATAAGGTAAATTAGTAACTACGTTGTTAAGTGAACTTATATATTTAAAACTATTTTCATCAATATTACTATTGAAAATATAATTAATTTTACCGCTATTTGTTTCTTTATCCGATAATGGATTTATTCTATTTGTGGTTACATTTATATAGTTTTCAATAAAATCAACTTCCGGCCATAATTGTGGATTATTTGATTCTAACTTATCAATTAATGTGGGGTCACCTGGATATACAATAACATTTTCTTTATCGTCTGAATTTATTTTAATTTCAGGCCAAGGATATATAGGTTCACCAACACTTTCTTTTGTAAAACCATAAATTTTATCTTTTCTAATTTGTCCAACACTAAATGCTTTATCATGTACATCCTTCATTAATCTGATATACGTTTCTGCATTAGCTAAAATAATTGCAAAAATATTTCTAATTGTAGGTTCAAAACCAAAACCACTATCTTTTCTTTTTATAATTTCATTCATTGTCTTCTCAACATCGTTAGTTAATATTTCACGTTGTTCGTTGAAGTTTCTTTTAATGTCATATATGTTGTTAACTAAACTATCTATTATAACAAAAACGTTTTCATTTCTATCTAAAATATAATAATTATTAATTTCACCTACATTTCCCGTACCTATAGTTTTTTTATTAAATTTTGATTTTGTTTTGTTATTTAAATTTTCAGTTAGAATTTTACTTGAGTTAATTTTTTCTTTAAATCTTTTAATAATAAATTCTAAAGAATCTTCTCCAGTTCCAAGTACTTTTTTTGTATTTCTTTTATCTTTATCTGACAATCCATAATATGTTATTTTATCTGTTGATATATCAGATTTTATAGATTCTAAATTTAATCTTCCCCATCCTCTAACCGCTAAAACGAAGTTATCAATAACTTCCTCATATTCTTTTAATCCCGCAAACAATCTCATATCAACATCTTTAAAAATTTCTTTTTCTAAAATTTTATCTATTGAATGAGACGCCATAATAACCTCACTTAATGTTTTAACAGGAAAGTCAGGTTTAATAAATCCTTTTTGGATGTATTCATTATAAATTGATTTTAAAATTGAATATCCTTTTGTTGACCTTACAACAGTTTCTAATGTTGTGTCGCCATCAGTTGATGTGTCTTTAGTTGATTCAATTGGGAACATATATGGTGCATTGAATATACCTTGTAATGGTATATCAGTTAAATACGCATACGTTGACCCTACGAATGTAGTTGAAACTTCAAAATTACCGTTTGATTCATTGTATTTTGTACTAAACTTAACCAAATGTAATCTATATCTAATCGCCTTACCATAATAACCTTTTACAGTTAAATAGAATATCGGCCATGGTATGTGAAAAAACGCCTTATAAGGTGAATTTTCAGGTGATTCAAATAAAGTCTTACCTCTTACATCGATGAAATTAATTTGAACTTGTGGGATTGCGTTAAATCCTTTAATTTGAATATTAATACTGTCAATACCAAATGATTGACCCGATTCGTCAGATTTAGTAAAAATATCACTATTTGAATTTGACACATATGAATCTGTCCACTTTGTATCATAATCCTTTCCGTCTTGGTTTTTTAAAAAATTTAAAGTTCCTTTTGCAATACTTGTTAGTGTAGTTTGGTCATTTCCTGATGCGAGTATTGTTCTCGGTACTATATCCGCTTCCAAGTTAGCATACATTACAAGATTTTCTTGTTGTAAATTTCTTGGTGAGATATCTCCATTTCTATCAATAACACTATTAGGATCAATATAAATTAAATTATTTTGATCCGCCTTTATTAATATATCTTCACTATTAGTAATTTTATTTTTCGCCATAATATAAGTTATACAATTCTACACCTCTTTTATAATCTTGTAAAGAGGTAACTAAAGGAAATGGTACTCTAAGATAAAAATTATCAGGTATTTCAAACTCAATACTACCCCCTAACGGATTTGCTAATAAAATTAACCAACCGAATGTGGGTGTTCCGTAATATTCTTGTGATATTTTATCTAATCTATCTTTTCCCTTTTTAAATTGAATATATCTGTCAGTACCCTTAATTGGTATCTCAATACCCGGTACAATTCTAAAATTACCATCTTCAATAAAATATTGATATCTATCTAAATACTCGTTACTCATTTCTTATAATAATTTAATTTATCGGTAATTTTTGACACTTTACTCTTTGTTAAAAATAAATTTTTAATGTCGTCGGTTGTTTCTGTAATTTCTTGTAATCCAATTGTATATGATATTTTATTATCGTTCTTTCTTTTAGGTAATTTTTTAAATTTAAAATTAACATCTTTTGGTTTACGTAAAAAATCAACTAATCTTTCTTCAATTAAGTTCATCATTGGGTCAGTTATTTTTTGTCCCATTTCTTCAACTTCAAATTTTATTCTACCTACCAATGTTGATTTACTATCGTGTAATAAATTAGAAATTATATCTTTAACATTTTGGTCAGTTAATTCAAGACTAAAGAAATTGATTGATGTGTCTATTTTCTCATAAAATTTACTTACGTTTTCCTCCATGTAAGTTATACAAGATTGGTACTCGTTGTAGAAACTTGTTGTATTACCTGATAGTGAACTTAAAACCGCTTTGGTTGATTTACCACTTTCAATTTTAACGTCATATCCTGAATTAGTTATAAAATTTAATTTATCTAATGTGCTAATTATTTTATCTCTATTAACTTCGTAATCAGATAATGTTTTCATTGTTGTTACATTATCCATTTTTTCATTAATAAATGGAATTGTGTAATTATATAAAACCTCAGCAATTTCATTTGAAATATTAGGTGTTAATAACGTATCTAAATTAAATAACATATTAATGTTATTTTTTGTAATATACGTTGAAAGGGATGTATTTGTAGCTTTAGCAATTGCACCCAAATCAAAATTTTCAGGATGAATACCAAATAATTCAATCTCTTTAGGTGTAGATGTTATTCCTGTATATACTTGATATTGTGTAATACCTCTATATACTTTATTAACCATAAAGTTTATTAGTTTTGTACCGTAATCACTTTGTATTGTATTATACATTTTTTCATATGATTCAAAATAGTCATTTGTGTACTTAAATAAATCATCAATTAACTTAGTATATTCTAAACCTGTTGTACCCGAAAAATTACCCAGATATTGACCTTCTTGATATGTTTTACCAGCAGAATCTTTTAATGTTGTTTGAGTATTATAATCACTTTGTAAACTATTTAAAAATTCTTTTGTAAATTTCTCACTATCAACTCCACCAATTAATGTATTTGTTGATTGTGACCTTTCATCGTACATTTCGGTATTTGCGTAGAAATTTGAACTTAATGCATTTTGTAATCTTTCAACTGGTTTTTCTAATCCTTGTCCACCAATAAAATTAAGTTGTAATGTCACATTTGCTATCATTGGTTGTACACCAATACCTTCTGGATTTAAATCCCATGTTGTATCTTCAAATGTGATATTAACATCTCTAACAATAACTTTAGAATGATAAAAATCCCCAACTCTCAACACACAAATTGGTGGTGGTCCGAATGAGGTATTTCTTGCATTTAAATCTGAATCATCTGAAATACCTTTGATTGGTATTGTATCACCAGGTCTAACACATTGTTGTAAAAATGTTAACCTTGAATTAAGACCTTCTGGAGTCATTGAATGGAACGCCGGATGAAAATATTTTAATTTTTCTTTTAATGAATTAAATACAATTGGTGATGTTTCTTCTAATTGTTTGAAGTAATAACATTCTGATAATGTTTTCATTATCACTCTTTTCATCACATCAATTGGTGGTTTTTTTCTATTCTCCTGTTCTATTTCATTATTAATAATAAGTTTAGTTAACGGTAGTTCATTTGATTTCTTAGCGTTATCATTATTATTAATTTTATTATAATTTAATTTAACATTTGATTGTCTACAACCATAAGCTGTTGGTGCGTAAAGTAATAAATTTCTATTATTATATTTTATTTTACTACAATCCCCAACTTCTGTTTTTGCATTTTCACCGTAATTGTTTGTTTTGAAAATTAAAATACCTTTCAACTCTTCATATCCCAATTCTTTAAATGAATATTCTACATTTATTTTATTAATTGTATTTTCTTGTAATTGGTCAAATTTCCATTTATCTTTAGCAATCCCGTTAGTCTTTTCTATTTTTTCTAAAATATACTTAATTACTGAATGTGTTCTTCTTAATGATAATTTATAATTATATTTCTCATCTGACGGACTTGAAGCTGAAGAATCAATATTGATTATAATATCATCTTTCACTGAATTATTTTCAAGATTATTTTTTAATTCTTCTAATGTAGTTGCAAGTACCAATCTGTCACTATCTAATTTTGTAATTATTTCATCCGTTTTATCTGTAATATTAGGTATGGCGTCTAAAGTAACAGTATCTTTATTGAATATTGTTATTCTATCTTGTTTATCTTTTTTCGTAGTTCCGTTAATAATATCTGTTAACCCTTGTGTTAAAAGATTTATTGCACTTGTTTTTTCATTTACAATATTATCGGCAATATTATTATATGAATTAGCTGACGTATAATCAGTTTGTCCTTGACCTAATTGTGATGAAGGTATATTATTTGGGTAAAATAATTTAACTTCATAATTAACCGATTCTGAATTTGATTTTTCTGTTGTAGTTCCCTCTGGATTCTTAAGAACTTCGGTTGTAACAGTTTTTCTTTGTTTTTTAATTTGTTCAGAATCAACACCAGAGTTTAAATATGATTGTATTAATTTAACATCATCAGGTTCTAAAGTTGTATATGTTCTTATTAAACTATAAAAGTCAATATCTTTAGCTCCAGCAAAAAATGCATTGATATAATCATCAACTTGTTCTTCATTCATTAATTTAAAATGTTCACGAACAAGTAAATTTAAAACACTTGGATGGTCAACGACAATCTTAAATGATAATTGACCAGTTCTTTCTGTATTTTGATATGTATAAATTGGTTCGGGTCTTCCTAAGAATGAATTCTTATCCCAATTCGCACTACTTTGTTCTGATACTTTTAAATCATATGGTGGGAACCACATAACACGACCACCATTATTTCCTCTTTCACAATATGGTAAATCTGAAACTGTAAAACCAGATAATGTTGATGTCTTCCATGCTAAATTTTCTAAAGATAACATATATTTTTTAGCATAAAACCCTTCCCCTCCGTATGGGTCTTTACCTTGTTCACTTCTAAAAATATTACTTGAACCAACAAAACTTTTGTTTCCGTTGGACATAGGTGCAATATTCAAGTTCCATGTGTTTGATAATACACTACCGTCAAATTTTCTAATATTCGTTCTTCTATATGGCTTTTCTGTTTTTTTATAATATGGGGTGTCTATAGTTTCTTTATAATATGGTGCAGTGTCTCTTAATGTTAAGTATGGTCTATCTTTAGTCCAAACTCTTGCGTATTCAATGCCAATATCTCTACCCGAATTATCCATATATTTTACTGCAGAACCTCTTGATATTAACGTATCACCATCTTTAAAGTATTTTGATGTTTGATTTAAAATGTGTCCGATATGTGATAAAGCCTCTCCACCATTATTTGGTTTTGAGTTTAACATATCTTGTGTTAAAAAAAGAATTGAGTCCTCTCTAAAATCATAACTTGTTGATAAAGTTCCTGCAATTCTTGTCTCATCTAAGTTTCCCGTTTTTCTATTGGAACTAATCCATGTTAAATTTCCACTTGTTTTTCCTTGATTATTATATGACCTATCTGTATGAAATAATTGTGTTGCAATTGGGTCAAATAATAATGATAAATAATAACTACTTCTAACCTTTCTACCACTAAATAAATCTGATGTTGTTAATTTAACATCATTAGATCTGTCATCTCCGATATATGCTGTAGAATCAGGTGCTTCAACACCTAATAAGTTTTTAATTCCCTGAGCAATCTGGTTTGGAAAGTTAAATAATCTTGATGATTGTTGTGACCTTGCAGTCGTGGTGTAATTCGGTGCATATTTTGAGTAGGATAATAAATCAAAGAGTCTATTCTTTGAAGAATCTCCCATATATTGAATTAATAAATCCGATGGTTTTGCCGTTGGTAAAGGTCTTCTTCTAATTCCAACAATACTTCCTAACGTACCTGTTAGGTCCTGCCATATTCTTGTACCTTCATTAACGTTTGTAGGTCTTGTATTAACAGGATTTCTTGGATTGGTAAGATAGTCACCAGGTATCTCAGACCACGGGAATTGGGTTCCTGCAACCGTTTGTAAGAAATCTATTCCCTTACCTAAAAGAGAATTAGCCACAGTGATTTTATTGTTACCCTCAACTAAAGGTTCTTTACCTCTTAATATATTAGTAAGTGTTGTTGTATTACCACCTAAAGCGTCAAATATTCTACCTTTGGCTGTGGTGGCGGTAAATAAATTTTGTTGTATTCTTGCTAAAACAGGACCTTGACTATTTGTTCTAATATGATTAGCTGCAAATTTGAATAGTTCAGATTCACCATCATAATTATTGGTCGCCATTATACCAATTAAATTATCGTTTGTTTTTGTAAAATAAGGGTATAATGTTAGATTTGCTCTTCTTGGTAAATCAATTAAAGATTCTTTTATAAAATATTCGTTTGGTTTGAATATATTAACTCTTTGTATGTTTTCTAAGTCAGTTTTTCTATTTGCATCAACATCAGGTTGATTAATATTAGAGGAATCGTTTAAATTTTGAATACTATACTGATCACTGGTGAAAGTTTTGGGAGATGGACTACTACCATAAACAGGGTCCAACGTTCTCTTCAACACTTCATCCCTTAACCTTTTTGTTGAATCAAAATTTAAATAACTTGGCATTATATTCTTTTATTATAAATAGGGTATTAATGAAAAATTGGAGAGTTACGCCATTGTTGATAAGTAGTCATTTTTGTTAGGTATAAAAATACCTCTGTAATTACCTGAATTTCTTATAATTTCTCTAGCCAAAGAGTCTCCATTTGTGTCGGCCTTAATTGTAATTTCGTTAATTACTTTATTAATTGTTGGGGAGGTTGTTTGAGTACTTGGTTTGTTAGTTTCAATCTTTTTAAGTTGTTCTTGTAAAGACACCTTTTGTTTTTCAAATTCCTCTTTAAATCCAGACATTCCACCGATAGAAAATGATTCTTGTAATTTACCTCTTACACCTTCGGTTAATTGATTTATTTGTTCTCTATCTAAATTTTTAGTTTTACTAGTCTCTTTAATGAAATTATATAGTTCCTTAGTTTCTCTATCTAAATTAAAATTTTCAGCCTCCTTAGCACCAGCAGCAGTAATCTCTCTTAATTGACCTTTAGCCCATCGTTGTAATAATAAATTAATATTTTTAATTTCGGTGAATTGGTCTTTAGCAATATCCGCTGGTGACATCTCTTCAAAAGCCTTTTTATTGGCCTTTAACACATCAATTTGTGATTTACTTAAATCTGACAACGCAACTTGTGATTGTCCTTGGAATTCTTGTTGTAAAGTTTTTGGTATTTCAATAACCATTTTACCTCCATCCATTTTGGATAGATTAGTTATAAACTCTCTATCTTCTTTCTTTAAATCAAACGATTTACTCGCCAAATCTGCGCCAGCCGAAATTCTTTCTTGAGCAGCGATTGCCCCTCTTGCGAATTCTTTATAATCAATACCTAATTGAGCAGCCATTTCACGAGCTCTTCTTAAATTAACACCCACTAATTCAAATCTACCTTGTTCTGAATTATATGTTGCTAAACTACTTGCAGCACCAATTAATGCGTCTTGTAATCCTTCCACATTATTCGTCGCCATATACATCAACTTAAGTGGGTCATTAAAATCACCAATTGCACCACCCAATACTTGTAAGTTTGCCGTTAAATCAATTGCACCTTCAGGACTCATAACTTTTTCTGCAATCTTATACACTTGGTCCATGTTCATTCTAAATTCCTGAGCCTTTCTTGACATTTCAGCTAAACCTTGAATACCTTTTGAAAAACCATATTCATTTAATTTTTCTATATTATTTCTAATGTCGGTTACGGTAGTTTTAGCACGTAAACCTAATTCTAATGAACCCTTACCGGCTTTATCTATTGAGTCCATAGCACTTCTTGCACCTAAACCTACCCTCTCAAATTCATTAAATAAGGTACCCATTTCTTCTAAACTACCAACAAATGCACGTGCGGTTGAATAAGACCTTTCTATTGTTTCTTGTGATATGAGGTTAAATCTACCAGACCCCTCCATCATATTATTCACAAGTCCTGTAATATTCTCAATACCATATCCAAACTCAATAGCTGCGGGATATGCATCTAAAATTTCATTTCTTAAACCTTTTGATAATTCACCGGCGATTCCAATTTTTTCATTGATGTCGGTTCTTAACTGTGATTCAATTGCAATTTGTTCTACAATATCTCCACCAATTTCTTTTAATAATTGGATAGGTGAAAAACTTTTCAAAGCATTCACATATGGTTTTGGGTCAATTAATTCCCCAACATTAACTTCACTAATTTTTGATTGACTTTGTAATGCACCTAAAACATCCACACTATTATTAAAATCTCTTGGTGTTTTTGGTGTTGTTGTTTGACTTGGTTTATTATTAGCTGAAGAAAAGGCCTTGGTACCATTAATTACATCATCTTCTGATAAATCACTAACTTTAACGCCTCTTTCCTTAGCAACTTGTTTCCAAAATTCATTTACGTTATTACTATATTTTTTTGCTAATCTTTCAAACATTCTTATAAATATCCATCCTAACCTTTTTCTAACTCAATTAGATAGTTAATGAAGTATCTTCTTTCAAAGATTGGCATTTTTAATAAATCACCATATGAGAATCCTTTTTTAATAAGATACATGAACTCCTCATACTGAGTTTTTTTATATTCCGTAGAAAGGACGAAAAAACTCAACCCCGAACCCAATATTTACTTGGATCTCATCTCCTGATGGGGTAGTTACTGTTTGGGTTAAATCTAACCCTGGTTTATTATCTTTTACAAATTTTCTAAAATCTTGGGAATCTTTAATTGGCATTTTTTCAATGAAATTTCTAATTTGCATCGGGTCTTTATTACCATTAATTGAACGAATCATAAATTCAAGTTGTTTCGTCATAATAGGCGCAACACCTACTCCGTTCCAACTCTCTCTAATTTTTTCAATTTCTTCTTCTTGTTTTTTTGTTAAAAACTTAAATGTTACCGTATGATTACTTTTTTCTAAATGATATGAATATTCACCATTTTCATTTTCTGATAACATAAAATCCTTAATTTTTAAGGTTGATAAATCAATTGAAAATGTAAATTCTTTATCTGTTTTTGGGTCAGTTGTGGACATATTATAATCCGAACCAAATGCGGTGTTTCTTAAAAATATTAAAATTGCTTGTTTATCTTCTTCAACTATATCTTCAACAGATAAATCTTTATCTAATATTTTTCTTTTTAATAATTCAGTAACAACTGAGTTTGTTGAATTTAAATTAGGCGACGCTAAAATGTTCTCATCTGAAGCGGTTAGATATGCCACTTTTAATGATTTTTTCTTGTTTTCATAATGAATACCTCTACTAGGTAATTCTATTACATCATACGCTATTGTTGGGTCTATTCTATTTTCTTCCATAATATTCAATTTAATTAATAACTAGTAGAAAGTAAAGTTTTACAAAACAAAAAACCGATAATCTTTTGAACTATCGGTTTAATATATGAAAAAAATATAATATTAGTAAATCAAGATACATCTATCCATTCTCAATGAACAAGCAATATTTGCCAAATCATCTCTTGAATAATCCAATTCACCAAAGTTTAAATCTGTTAAGAAACAACCTTCTAATAACCATTTCTCAACAACAACTCCTGTTGGGTCTAACATCTCCAAATCAATGTCTTTTTTATAACCGGCAGCGTATCCCATACGACCTGTTACTGATTCAGCATGTAAACGGAACCATTCCATTAAAGCTTGAGAAGCTGAAGGACCGATTGGGTCTCTAAAGTTTACCTTCATCTCATTCCATTCAAATCTACCTGCAACATATGTTGAAGTATTCAAAAAAGGAATTGCTACTGAGTTAATTTTAGCACTAGGTCTTTGAGAAGATGTTACATACCATTCGTTAATACCCAAAGTAGATGGGAATCTTACGATAAATCGGTTGACTCTTTTTGGTTCATATGGAGTCGGCATTTTCATTAATAAATCGGCCATGTTGTATTTGTTAAGTTTTTAAGTTATTTTTACTTTCTTATAAATATATCCAAAAGGAAAATAATTTTTTTATGGATTAATTATATAGAAAGCTTGATTTTGTCAATTATTTTTCGTAGTTTTTTACAGGCTCCAGTATTCTAGTACCAGTTTAAATACTTCTTTATTAACTATTATAAATACTAGTATATCTAGTTCCAGTATACTGGATAATGTATAATTTAATATATTTTATACAGTGTTCCACGTGGAGCATTAAAAAAGGGAGTCTCACGACCCCCTTTCTATTTTTATATCTCCTTTTATATTAGATATTTTCAAATGATGCTCCTGTTGGAGTAATAATGAATTCTAAATCAATAAATTCAAGAGAACGAGTTGGTTTGATATAAATCTTACCTCTCAATGTGTTAGCATCAATATCTTCTGGATCATTTGATACTGTTACACGGAACTCATATAAACCTCTTTCTTTCTTGATATTTTCCAAAATTGGGTTAACCAATCTTAAGAATTCGTTTCTTACCTGTTCGTCATTTTGTTCAAATAACAATCTTACAGAAACTGCAGAAATTAACTTTCTTGCTCTTAATAACAATCTTCTTACGTTGATTCTATCTAAAGCAGATTCTCTAACTTGTAACGTTTTGTTACCCCAAATGATTGTACCTGTATCAGAGAATGTTGCAATTGGGTTAATTCTGTTCTTATATAATTCATCTCTTTCATCTAAAGTTAATTTTTTAGACGCTTTGATTGCGTTTACTAAACCTCTTGAGAAACCCGCAACTGCGAACCAAGGGAAAGAAACGTTGTCAGTTAATGCAATGTTCTTTAATACTTCACCTGTTGGTGGAATATAAAGTTGAGTTGCATTATCTGTGTCTCTTACTTGAATCCAAGGCCAATATGTTGCCGAGTAGTTAGAATCAATAGATGCGTCATCTAAGATACCTATTACTTGGTCAGCGGCAGTTGTACCTGTGATATTTGGTGAATTCATGATATACAACGAATCTGCTCTATCATTTTCAACCATATCAATTGCTTGAGTAGTTAATGAAGAATGATCTTGGAAGTTAATACCTGGTGTTGCAAACACGTTAATATCAATAGCTTCAGGATTTGCAAATGTTTCAATACCTTGTAAATAAGAATAGTAATCTGAATTACCTAAGTCGTCATTAAAGACACCTCCATTAACTTCTTTACCACTTGTGTATGTACTTTTACCATAAATGTATCCATCACCATTTGTTCTTGTTTGTCTGTAAATATCCCAACCATCACGACCACCAAAAACCATAAATGTAAATTTACGATAATTGATTGATGTTAGTTTATTATCAACCCCAGATTGACCTTCCAAATCGTATGGTGTTGTCATAAACATTTTTTCTGTTGGAGTTGCACCTGATATATTAGATGCATTTAGTGATAAGTGGAAACCATATGTTTCATCAACTCCACCTGTACCTTTATATTTCAATAAGTCTCTATCAAATCCAACTTGTGAAGATACACCTAACATTACTTTTCTAACCTTATCTCCAGATTCTACTACTTCTGTACCGTCTGCTGCGTATTTTACAATATCACCAGCGTCGTGGTATTGTGTTTTATACATAATACCTCCGTATGTTGTACCTGTTAATGAACTAATTCTATTACAAGCAAAACCTTTAAAACCAGCGGGAAATGCATCAACAGGGTGATTTTCCACCATTGACAACATGATATATTTTGAACGTAATTCATATTCACCATCTGAAGTACCTACTTTTCTTGCGATGTAACCAGGTAAATCAGGATTCATTGAACATCTTGAGAACTTTTCAAGTACGATTTGATTATCGTCAGAATCGTTAAAATCACGTACTAATAAGTCAAATTCCGCAGTATCTAAATTAATATTTTGAACTGTAATTTTAACTTGGAAGTTAGCTGATTCACCATCAGAAATTGTAATAACTTGGAATAAATCAGATACATTACCTCCACGATATTCCGAAACGACCATTGGAGAAATTGTTGTATCCCATTGACCTAAGAAATTATCACCTTCGGTTGTTGTAACAAAATCCATAGATAAACCTCTAACTACTCCACTTTCAAATGAAGATTTTAATAAATTTGAATATATTTCGTGTACATATAATGGAAAATCTGAATAATTCTTATCAAATACATCAGTTCCAAATACTTTAGAAATATATTTTGTTGAACTTTGGTCAAATGTACATGTAAATGAAGTTCCACCTGTCACGGTTAAACCAGTAACATTGATTAAAAACTCACCTAATGGATTAACTCCCATATCATCAACATCTTGACTAATTTCAATTTGTGTGTTACCTGTAACTTCTAATGTTAATGTTTGACCAACATAACGACCTCTTGATCTTAATGCAGCGACAACAACACCATGTTGTTCGTAGTTATGTTCAGCATCATATTCAAATCTTGTTACATCCCATTTGGCGTTTGAACCATCAAATTCAAAAACATATGAATAAACCGCATCAACGGTAGTTTCATCACCTGGTGTTGACAAATGATAACAAGAGTTATACCACTCTTTACCGTTAGGATTATTTGAATTAAACTTACCAGTTAATGGAGAAACTAATTCATCACCACTTGGTTCTACTTCACCTTCAGGAAGTTGTCCAATAACGAACCACTCATTATCGTGAGTTGCACCAGTAGTGTATCCACTAAACTTAGAAACTAAATAATCTGTGATTGATGTACCCTCTACAGAAGTTATACCTGATAAATGACTATATAATGCTGTTATATCATCAATACCTCCGGCAGTTAAAGTAACGCCAGTATAATCACTTGTAGTTTGGAATTCTTGTAAAATTACACCTCCGATAGTTTTAATACCGAAAGTTTTGTTTGGTTTATATCCTGTCAATCCCAATACTCTTGTTACGAATAATTGGTTAGACTCTTGTAAATAAGACTTTGCAACGTAAGGTAATTCATACTTTGGGTTACCGTCACCGAATTTCATTGGTGAAGTTGGTCCGAAATATGTCTTAAACTCATCAAAATTACCTACTAAAATTGGTTCAAAAGCTGGACCTTTTAAAGTCTCACCTACTAAACCTAATGTGGTAACCCCAACGCTTTGTGCAACGAATGTTAAATCCTTCTCTGATGTATAGACACCTGGAGAAACGAATACTCTGTTTGAATTTGCCATCGATTAATGTTTGGTTAATATTTTTTTATTACTTATCTTATAAATATCTTTGTTTTTAGTAAAGATTTCCGTATTTTTCTTAAAAAGATAGTTATTTATCTTTTATTATCTTTATCATGGAAAACAAACAAAAAAACGTTAAGATAGGTGAAAAACACCACGAAATGCTAAAATCATATTGTGATAAGAATGGTTTAAAAATCTATAAAGTTTTAGAAAAACACATTGAAGATTTATGTAAACCAAAAAAGAAAGATATATATGGTGAATAAATTAGTGTAAGTATGTCACATTAATAACTGAACCGACGGATGGTAAACCCAATAACCTAATCTGTTTTGTGTTTTGAATAATGAAATTATCATTTTCATCTTGGACTAATCCATTAATATCTAAACTTACAAAACTATCAATGTCATAGTTTAAATTAACGAATTCGGTTGACTGTGGGTTTATAGTAAAAGATTCCTCAGTCAGATAAACAACCTTACCATAATTGTTTAGGAATGTAGTAACGTTGTCAACTCTACTGTCTTTTTTACCTCTATAATATTGAATTGTAATAACATCTCCTTGTTCAGGTGCACCCAAAGTTGTAATTCTTGATGTTCCCGATATGTGTAAATAATTTAAATCACGAATTAAAAGTTCACCATTAAGATATACATTAAACAATTTTGTTATAGGTTCCCCAACACCAAAAACGGTTTGAGTACCGTCGGCGATTATTGTTACTAATGTAAGGTCAATATTTGATGTGACTATTTTTTTAGTTACGGGTTTATTAGTTATAAATTCACTAACTAAAAAGGCTCTACTAATTGCTGGAGTAACTTCAAATTCTTCATCGTCAATTAACAATCCTAACATTGTAAATTTATAGGTTTGTAAATAAAATCTACGTCCATCCAATGTTTCCATTGGTGTATTGTCTTCAATACCATCTAAAATGATTGGTATGTAATGTCCTTTAACTGATGTATATGATTGTCTAGATGAAAACTTTTGTAATACGATTTTATTAAACTTATTAAGTTCTCTTAACTTGTTACAAACAAAAACAATTTCATATGACATATCAATTGCCACAGGTTGAGGCATTTTGTATATGTCCGCACCCATTTGGTTTCCGTCCCACGTTGGTACGGTTGCATAATGAAAAGTTTGTCTATCGGGAATTGTTCTTTGTGTTGACGGATTCGTACCAGGTTGAACTTCGGGTTTTCTTATAATTGCAATAAATGGTAGTTTCATATTACCATCATCATCCGAAAAATCCCAATTATTTGAAAACTCAGCCCATCTTTGGATTGTTAAAATTTTAGGGATTACAGGTATTTGGTTACCGTCACTGACAATCTTAAAAGTTTTTTTTGCATAGTCTAACATACCTGCGTCTAAGTCTTCATGTAAAACTGAATCAGGTAAAAAACTATCTGACTTAGTAATTTTATCTAATAATTCTTGTCTTCTATTGATGACATTGTCACCTCTTTCGGTTTCTTTGTTTCCGTAGACCTCAATGTCAGTTTTTCTTTTAGGTATTCCCATATTATATTCCTCTAAATTCACCCTCTTGAACAGGTGCACAAATTATTGTTCTATAGTGTGGTTTAAAACCAAACATTTTATGTTTATTATCTGAAGTTACCTTACCGTCGTTTGTGACATTATAATATCTAACTTTATCTTCAGAATCTTGGTAACCTATATAATCACCATATTTTATATCTATTTTTAATTCTTCTAAATGTGTTATATAAACAGATATCATTAAATTACCTGGTTCGTTATACCTTAATAAACCCGACTTATACGATGAATTTTTAGGTTCATCTATTTTAACCAATCCATTGAACTCAATTGGAGGATAGTACTTAATTTCCCCATTACCCGCCTCCGCATAAACAGAATCGGTATCACTCTTACTTCTATCAACACGATATAAGACTAATTTCATATTCAAATCCCCGTGTAAATACTCCTGACCCATTTGAATATTGATATCAAAATCGTCTTGTGAGAAGAATTTACTTAATCTGGTGATAGGTAATTTGTTATTCATATCCTTATAAATAGTTTAATCTTACAATCTATTTAGTTATATTATATATATTGTGTATGGAAAATAAAATACCCGAAATTGAGGCTAGAGAAATATTATTAAACTACGAAGGTTCCAATAATCAGTTTCTTGATTGGAAGAGAAAATTTACCGAAGTTAAAAACTTTAAATTGACTCGTCCCCAATCTGAACACGTTATGAAATATAAAGATGTTGTTCCTAAGGTTGCAAGAAAATATATTAATATTGTATCTACGTTTGCTGAAAAGATTATGGAGGAGAGATTTCTTCCTAAACCACCTGAAAGTATTTGGTGTGAAAAATTATTATGTGATTCAGATAAAGCATTCCATATATGGGGTAAAGTTTTAGATAGTGACCAATTGAGTGCAATGTGGTTACCTAAAGCCGCAATTGTTCAAGAAGAAAAGAAATTAAATCGTGTTATTGATTATAGTCCATATGATGTTAGACCACCAATGGAACATCAAAAAGTTGCTATTGAGAAATTATTAGCTAACGATAAGTTTATATTGGCTGATGATATGGGTTTAGGTAAAACAACCTCCGCAGTAATCGGTGCAATAGAGAGTGGAGCTAAGAAAGTTTTAATTGTATGTCCAGCGTCACTTAAAATCAACTGGCAAAGAGAAATTTCAAATTACTCAGATAGACGTGTGTTAATAGTTGAAGGTCGTAAATGGGGTTCTACGTTTGATTTCTATATTATCAATTATGATATCATTAAAAATTATCATACAACAGATAAGAGTGAAGATAGTGATGATTATAAATTATTAGTTAATGAAGGATTTGATTTAGCAATTGTGGATGAAGCACATTACGTTTCAAATACTACCGCAAACAGAACTCGTTTATTAAATGACGTATTAGAAAAAATTCCTAAAGTTTGGTTATTAACTGGAACACCAATGACATCAAGACCAATCAACTATTTTAATTTATTAAAAATTGTTGATTCACCTTTAACATTGAATTGGCAATCATATGTTCGTAGATACTGTAAAGGATATCAATTCACGGTAGGTAATAGAAAAGTATGGAATACAAGTGGTGCAAGTAATTTAGATGAACTTCGTGAAAGAACTAAATCATATGTTCTTCGTAGAATGAAAACCGATATTCTTGATTTACCTGAAAAAATTGTAACACCTGTGTTTGTTGAATTGACAAGTAAGATGTACGATGAAGAGTTGGAAGAATTTACACGTATAAGTAACGATAAGAAAAATGATGAGACGATTAGTGTTACATTAAATCGTTTAATGAAAATTAGACAACTTATATCTTACGAAAAAATTCCATACACTTGTGAATTAATAGATAAATGTTTGGAACAAGGAAAGAAAGTTATTGTATTAACAAACTTTACTATGACACTTGATATGTTACATGACAAATATAAAAAGAATTCTGTAACACTTGATGGTCGTATGAATAAAGATAAACGACAAGAAAATGTTGATAGGTTTCAAACGGACGATAAGATAAAAGTTTTTATTGGTAACATTAAAGCTGCGGGTGTTGGTATTACATTAACCGCAGCAGAAGTTGTTATTATGAATGACTTATCATTTGTACCTGCAGACCATTCACAAGGTGAAGATAGAGCTTATCGTTACGGACAAAAGAATAGTGTTTTAGTTTATTATCCTGTATTTGAAAATACAATTGAAAAGGTAATCTACAATATATTACAAAAGAAAAAGAATGTAATTGACCAAGTGATGGGTGACGGAGAATACTCCGAATCGTTCAGTAAAGACCTACTTAAAAGTCTCCTTTAATTCTTTTAATTTATCAATTATTAATTGCTCTAATTGACTATCTTTAAAATCGGCAATTTTAATGTTAATCATTTTTTCTGGTTGAGAGTGAATTATTATTTCATTTATAGAACCAGGTAAATGTTCAATTTCAATTAATATTTTATTTTGAAAACAATATTTTGCTATTTCATTTAGTTTTTCTGCAACCATAATTGATTCTTTGATTATTATTGGATGTGTTATTTCTTTTTTAAACAATATATTATAACCAACTCTACTAATATATGGTTTTAAATTTTCAAATAATATTATTTCAGTTTGATTATCATTTATATCTACATAACACCAATAATGTACACCGGCTTTTAAATCATTAGCAGCACCCTTTATTAAATAACCGTTTTCTGATTTATCAATTACTTTACCACCTTTAACTTGAATTTTGATTATTTCTTTTCTTTTATAAATGTCTTTTGTTACTGCAGTCAACATTACATCAATACCAATAAAATCATTTGGGTCACCTCTTTCTAATGCAAAATCCATATGAGTTATTTTGTAATCACTAAATAACTTTTTTATTTTATACATTAAAGCGATAATAGTTAATTGACCTTTTGTCCAAGATTCATTACATCTAAACCAAAAATGATAAAAATATTTCGTATCAATATTAGTTGTAAAATATAACTCAAAATTTTGTTCAACAAATTTAAAAAGAATATTCAAATTATCTTCCCATTTTTCCTTATTGTTAAAATCCAATTCAATACCTGTTGAATCATAAAAAAGGTAATAGAAATCATGAAAACAATATGGATGTGTATTTGGAGTATTTCTCCAACACCAAGAAATAGGAGTGTTTCCATCATATTCAACAATTCCATAATTTCCGTTTTTGTACCAAAATCCCCAAATCCCTAATTCTATACCCTTTTTTTTAAAAACATAATTACATTTTGTTTTATATAATTTTTTAAAGTCTCCACTTAATAAACCTTTAAAATAATCATATTCATATTTTCTGATATGTGAGGTTAGTATATCCATAACACAAATATATGATATTTATAGTAATATACCAAATTATGGCTCAAATTATAACACAAGAACAAAAAGATAAATTATATACACAGGTATTTCACCTATTAGGTATGCCTGTCCGTGGAATTGAACTTACAGAGGAACAGATGGATACCTTTATGGAACTTTCACTCTCTGAATATGAACAATATGTAAGTGATTGGTTAATTGAATCACAATGGTCCGCTTTGGCCGGTTTAGACGTAGATACACAATCTTTAACAAGAGCGTTTACTACGAGAAGTTTAGATTATGAAACTCAATACACTTACTCATATTCAAAGATTGTAGGTTTACAGGCGAATGGTCCTTGGGAAATGAAAAAGGATTTTATAACGATTGTAAAAGGTCAACAAACATATGAAGTTCCTGCTGGTCGTGAAATTAATGAACTTTTATGGTTTACACGTGCAGAATTAACCGATTCTATTATTGACCCGTTCTTAGGTGGATTTGGTGGATTAGGTGGTGTTGGATTTGGTGGTATTGGTGGATTTGCTCAAATGGGTAATGCGGGTTCTTATTTTATGATGCCGGCATATGATTTGTTAGCGAGAATGCAAGATAGAAGTTTAAAGAATAGACTTATTGGTGGTGAATTAACATACAGAATTACCGCAGGTCCTGAAGGTAAAAAATTGGTTCATTTATATAATGTACCAGGTGGTAAGTTTGACTTCGCAAACGTTGCTTCTAATAATTTCAAAGTTTGGTATTGGTATTATGATGTTAATGATGGTGATAGAGATGATTGTTTAGCTAAAAATAAAGATATTATTAAGTTACCTTCGGATGTTGAAATGGAAGATATGACATGGGAATCTTTAAATAAACCAGCTCAAAACTGGGTTAGAAAGTATTTGATTGCATACTCTAAAGAAGGTTTAGCAAGAATATGGGGTAAATTCTCAGGAGATTTACAAGTTCCAGATAGTGCAGTTAAATTAGATTACTCAACATTACTAACTGAAGCTAAAGATGAAAAGATGAAATTAGTGGAAGAATTAATGCAAAGATTAGAAAGACTCCGCCCCGACAAACTTCTTGAAAGAAAAGCCGGCGAAGCGGAGAATCTAAATAAGGCACTTAAGTTTAGAGCAATGCCATCACCATTTAATGTAATCTAACTTTCAATTACATGAAAGGCATAATCGTGACCATTGGTTTCAATTATCTCTTCTTCATTTGACTTAGTACTTTCAGCCTGAAGTGTAACCACTTTTCTATTATGTTCCACCCAATATTGGTCAGCAAGTTCTAAACTATTTTCTACATACATAAAATAAGGGTCTCTTTGTACTCTATTCCAAAAGATTACTTCACTATCAGATAGTGTCATAACTTCATCTAATTTATCTTGACCTTCTTCTTTTAATGGAAACCCATTAACAAGATCACATTGAGACTTAGTAAAGTATTGTCTGTCTTTTGGGTCTTCAATTAATATATCTTCTCTAATTGCCGGATTGAAAACAACTAATAAAGGTTCAACACGTTTGTTGAAATTATTTAAATAACGAGGAACATTATAATCACCTTTTAAATCAGGATTGTTTTGTATTTCTTTCTCATCAATCATGTAACAGTTCACCTCAATAAAATCATTTGGCATTGGATAACCATTCTTTGCAGTAAATTCTTCTTGTTGTTTCTTTGTTGGTTTTGTAATCTTTTGTACATCACCTGATGATTTTTTAGAACCATTATTAACATAATAAATTGTATCACCTAAACCCGCAGGATAATCACTATTCATAATTAATTCCATATGTGCTTGACGAGACATTAATGAACCAGCTTTAGTAGTTTTAGTAACATACTTTTTATATTCATTAACACTTTGTTTAACACGTGCTTTATTTGCTATCTTTGATAATGGAATTTCTTTTTCATAAATCTTTGTTACATAATCGTAATATAATTCTACGAAAGAATGTCCATCACCATTTAACAAATACTTTAATCCTTCATCCAAGAACTCAACAATATATGTTTGTAATTTTTTAGATTTAATTGTATTACCTGTTAGTTTAATTTTCTCTTTTCCTTTCTTCATCATTTTAATAATGTAGTTCTTACGAGAAACATTAATACAAGCCGGTGCAACATAGTCAATATCTAAACCCATTTCACCTCTCATGAATATATCATTGAACTCCGCAGTATGTGCTTCAATACCTACATATTCTTTTCCTTCTGTAACTAATTCATTTAATCCTTTACCAACATATATTGCATCCTTTGCACTATCGGGTGTTTCAAAGTTCACACCATCTGTATCCATTACTAGAGGTTTATAACCCTTCTTCATATAGAACATAATCATCATACGTAAACACTGACGACCAATACAAGTAATGGTTTCACCTGAATTCATTTCACCCCAAGGGAATACGTGTGGTGCGGATAAACTACCGAAATATGCGTTGATAAAAATCTTAATTGGTAATTGTTTACGATCATATACCTCAGACATAACAGGATCACTATTCTTTAATTCACCCGCTAAGTTTTTATATTTAATACGAATGTTTCTGAAATATTTTAACATTGATTTTTGAACTCCCATAACATCACAATCAGGAAACACATCATATACTAATTGAATTGATGGATAGAGTGATGAGTAGTCAAACTTAACAATGTTCTTTGCGTATCCCACATTTAATAAACGAGATAATCCACCTGTGAAAGCACGTTTCTCATCTTTTGCTGGTATTGCCAAGTTGTGTTCGTATGACCACGCTAACATGATAATTTTCCACAGTGTTGCAGTTCCCATAGTTGCAATTCTTTCATACGTGGTAGGAACCAATTTAGAAAGTAAGAACGTTGATTGAGAGAAACTATCATCTACAACCATAGTTTCATACAAGTCATCATCAAGATATTGTTCCACAATTTTTCTTCCTGTCCATATTTCAAACTTACCTGGATATTTTTGTGTTAAATTTTCTGTACCAGGTTCTCCAATTTGTTTGTATCCACCTGTCTTTGGATTTACATAATAACTTTCGTTATCAAGATATATTTTGGAAATCTTTGAACCATCTACGTATACACGATTAGGTTTTTCTTTCTCCAAATATGTTGTAATATATTTCAATCCCCAACTTTTAATTTCACTATTAATTGCCTGAGCACGTCTTACAGAATGGGCAATATCAATAATATTGAAACCCCATATAACGTGTTGTTTATATGGTTCAATTTCATTTGCAAGTTTTAACATTCCTTCTTTCTCTTTCATTCCTTGCGTTGTGAATATTTGTGTTAAACCATCAACATCAACACCAAGAATTTCTGCACGTTTTAATATAAACGGCCAGTCAAAGAACGCTGAGTTATAACCTGCAACAATGGTTGGTTTTAAATCTTTAATGTATTTGAAAAATCTTTCTATACATTTCTTCTCACCGTCTTCACCAAATGCTGCTATTGTTTCATTCATACCACGGTTGTCCTTAACTCCAATTAATATAATGACACAAGTCTCAGGATCAAGACCTGTGGTTTCAATATCAAATACAAATCTATTAACTCCACCGTAATCATCAATACCCTTAAACAATCTTTTTTTCTTCTGTATAAGATATTGTTCTACAGGGTTTAAGATAGTAAACAAATGTCTACACTTTTCATCCCATGGATTTAATCCACCCATCCTAAAGAACGATACCAAATCCGTATAAGATTTAATACTTCTAACAATATGAGTCATACCATTTTCTAAACGTTCGTTGCCGTGAGTATCCAACTTTTCAATTAGGATACCAAATTCACCCATACGTTTTTTCTGCATTGCCTTTGAATCTCCATAGAAATTCATACCTGTCAAATCACCTACCCATAAGAACGGTGTAAATGTATCAGGTTTAACGATTTTCCCTTGTTCAGGATCTTGAATAATTTTGTAGATTGTATTTGTGGGATAGTCGTATTCAACTCCGACGATATACATTTCATCGTCGCCACCATTGAGGAAGCCTTCAATAACTTCCTGAGAGATAACCTCTTTCATGTTTTATATTTTTTTAATGTGACGTATTAGCTTGTGGAAAACCACAGTTTGCCTTGTTTACATTAATAAGTATAAGAAAAAAAGGGGGTATTAAAAAATATTGATGTATAATTTTTCTTTAACGGGTAGGATAAGAATATTTCCATTATCAAATGTAATCGTTATCTTACCCTCAAATCTACCAACTTGTGATGTGTGTTCAGTTGTAAATCTATGTGTGATATAATATTCGTCAGTTG